AAGTTTTACTTTGTTAAAACGTGCATATTTTAATTCTACAAAATGAAATTTATGATTGTGATCACAAATTAATAGATCAGGAAGGCCAAGCGTCATCCAGTTTTCTATTCTACTTAAACGTAATGGTTTACTGTATTGTAGGGATGCCCTCTTTAGCTGTTCGTACAGACCTGATTCTTTTTTGGTCGGACTTCTCTTCCTCGTGTTCAATAACGTCTTCAGCGTATCTCGGTTCATTTTGTTTAAGTTCCTTCAAAGCTTTTAGAACTTCTTCTTTAGACATACTATCTATTGTTCCATGACGGATCTCAGATTTATTAATGTAAATATTACCGTTAGCTTGGCCCCTACGGTATTCAGCTTGGACTGCGGCAGAATATGCACCATTTTCCAAAGCTAAATCTCTAATTCTTTGCAAATCTCTTAAATGTCTTTTGAAAGTAATACCATATTTCTCATCCAGTTCATCTCTATAAGCTTGTATCGCTCTACAAACATGAGGACAAATCTCAGGGTTAGTCATTTCATATGCTCTGGTATGTGCTGAAGAAGCTGGAAAGCCAGCATTAATAGCCGCTTCTCTATAAGTTATCATTCCATCATTAGAAACTAACTCTTTTACAAACTTTTCTTGTCTTCTAGTAAGCTTGCTATGTATATCTGCTTTTGGTCTGCCACGACCCTTTTTCAAAGGCTTTAAATTATTCATTCTTTATATATAGACCAGAAAATATTTTTTTGCAAAAAACTTTTTCGCTCTTAGTAAGGCCAAAATCAATCTAATATTGTAAGTTACATTTTTAAAAATAAATATGTAACCAAATATGTAACCATAAATTTGTTATGTATAAAGGATTACAGAGTAAAGTTACATAAGTTACACCAGTTACACCTATTTTTAATAAAAAATATTTTTTTTATTTTCAGCTCTATATATAAAGGAGATTAATAAATGTAACTATTTTTCTTTTTTTGTTTTCCAAAAATATTCGTTAGTATCGCCCAGTCTTGTATTATTACCGTTCTCAACCTGATATTCTATTGTACTTACCTTAAAATCAGGCTGTAGCGGCTTGTCAGGCGTGAGACTATTGTCATAAACTCTCATTCTATTGTTTGGATATACACAATATTGACCATTGTATAATTCCAACAGATTAAAAGATTTATGTTCGTCAGGTGTTTCAGCTGTACTGTAGTCTATAGCGTTAACATCCGCGTGATAATTATCCAAAGTTGCTACATACACACCTTTTTGTATGCCAAAATCTCTGGTTAGCACCTCAAAATCCATTGAACCGATGAATTGTTTATGAACAGCCACGATACCATAATCCATACAATTCCAGAACTGAAGATTATTAAGAGGTAAGTCTGGATTGGGTACTTCAGGTCTAGATACAAACGCGCTAATAGGCAACTTGTCAAACAAAGCCCCATATTGAGGCAGATAAGTCTCAAAATAAAATGCTCTCCCAGGAATAGATTTACATGTGACCCAGACCCCATCGACAAATTCACCAAATCCATCTTCTAAATCCCTTAAATATTCTTTTCTAACATAAACTTTTTGAGCTGGTAGATTACAAATTAACTCACTCATTCAAAAACATCTCCTAAAGTTGTACTACTATTAACCGTAGTTGCTCTTTTAATGACACGCCCATACTCAATTTCTTTAACAGCTCGCGGGTCATCTTCAAACCACATCTCATCAGGAGCTGGTGTAGTAGGATTTGCTTGCATTTGTTTATATATGCCTCTAGCAGACGGATTAACTTTTTGTGTGCAATCAGGACAATAAGTAGGTGTTGTCCTGATGTATTTAGTTCTTCTGAGTTTGTTGCCACAGTCTCTGCAACGGTTTAATCCATATCTTGCCATTAGTAACCTCTTTTAATAACTGTAAGACATTTTGTCAGCAAAGCAGCCGTCTTAACATCCTCTTTCTTCTTGAGCCGTGAAACTTCTTCGTTGACCAGTCCTTCTATTTCTAATATTGCTTCTGCCCATGATGGCATTTCGTGAATTTTAATCCAAGCACTTTCTTCTTTCATTTAATTATCTCCTTCAATTTTTCCAAAAAGGTCTGTTTGCGTGGCGTGACCCGTGGGTCGAGAATGTGGAGCTTCCAGACTTTGTGCATAGTCGGCATTTTTTTCAAAGATGCGTCTTGATGGCGGTATCCAGACCAGCTGTGTTTGATCATTGTCTTGATCTCCACCATCA